AAATCTGCATCAATTCCGAATTAACGGCAGTATTACTTACTGTAACGTATGACATATTTATCCTTTAGTAGCCATATTTATCACCAACTCCAATTGCTATCCCATAAGTGAAAACGTCAAGCAAATCATCTGCTCTTTTGTGCGCATCTTTATCGCCAATCCTAAAGCCTGTGACCTGAGTAATCAAGTGATTTCTGCTTGCGCCTTTGAAATTAACTACCTTATCGAACGCATATTCGCTGATTTTAATCTTTTCTTGGTGAAAATGACCAGAAACGCTGATTGCACGTTCATCTTTTCCAACCGAAGTAAGTTTACTATCTATTGCATGAGTATTCCACCCCCTAGTGCGCCCCTGTTGAAGAAGTATTGAACCTGCCGCCGCATCTTCTATAAAACTACCAACAACGCCTAGCTTGCAACTCGTTGCCTTAGACAATTCTTCTAGTCTTTCAAAAACGCTTGGCATCCAATTCTCAAGCATTGCACCATCAATTTGCACAATATCCCAATCAAGTATTACTAAGGGATGACCATAATACTTATTCATTGCGATATAAATAATTGCAGTTCCATCGTGTTCTTTGCCTGATTTCACCGCAGTATCAATCACCGCATAAACACCATCGCATTTTTGGGGGTAGGGTACTGGCTTGCCATCCACAAGCATTTTGTCCATCGAGAAAAACGCAACTCCTGACCAATCTACAAATTCAGCTAAAAACTCCTGCTTAAACACCAAAGGATGATTGACCAATCGTTCTTTTTCAAGTTCATCTGCGGGTACATAGGGATTTGTACTGGTTGGCGCATGAAACTCCGTAAAACCCATTTCGGGGTTGTTGCAAGCATCATAAAAGAAGTTTTCGGCATCTATACCGTTGGGCGTACTAAATACCCATGAAGTGCCTTTAGTGGTCAACATTGTGGGTTTAATCGACTTTCGCCAAATATCAAGCATTTGGGGTGATTTAGTAAACGCCGCTTCATCCACCAAAGTTTTGTTATATTCCCGCCCACGACCTGCTAATTCATTGTCGTTCAATATCCAAAAATCAACTTTGCCTTGTTTTCCGTTAGCTGACCTAACCTTAATTGTTCCCTCACTCCTGGACGATGAAATAATAATAGGTTGCAGGATTTCCTTAATATGATCCCAAGGTTCTTGCAATTGCCTGTATTCAGGAGCAAATATTCCTACCGATTCGCCAAACGCCGCCGAATTGCAAGCGATTGTTTCCAGTAACTTAGTCTTTCCCCATCGCCGACCGCACCTAACAATATTCGCCCTGGTACGTTGTTTGAATATATCGACCTGACCGCTATGCAGGGTTGGTAGTATTATTTTCACAAAGGTAATCCGCCTTCGATCACCAGGTCGTTATCAACTTCTACTTTGGCTTTGGCTGATTTGTTTACTTCATTACCCAGGAACGCAAAATTGTTTGTGACATTCCCTAATACTTGTAATTGCTTGAGCATATCAACATCAACGCCTGTTTCACTTTTTATGTGCTTAACGCCTTCCCTTGATATTTTGGACAACTCAAGGGCTACGATTAGATTATTGTTTGCAGTCTCACTTAGCTTGCTTTTAACGCTTTTCATGGTGTTTGCAAGTTCAAGGGCTATCCTTTGGTCATCTTCGGGCAATCCTGTTGACTTGAGGGCTTCTAGCACCGTTAGCGAGGCATCCTGAATGGCTTCCTTTACTGTTTTTTGTTCCGAGTTCGGACTTTCGGACAACTTCGGACTTTGGATTTGTCCGATATATTTCCGAATGGCTTTTTCGTCAATTCCAAATTCTTTAGCAAGCGAGTTAACAGATTCCCCAAGGACAATGTGCCTTCTTTTAATTTCTTCCCATTGTTCGGGTGATAGCTTGCTTTTTCTGCCCATAATATTATTGTGTTACTGGTTCTTTGTAGGTGTACAAGAATACTGTTTTGCGACCGTTTGGGTTGGTGTTTTTAACGACTTCCCTTGTTACCCTTTCTTTGCGTAGCAGGTAGTTGAGTGCCATGCTTACGTCCTGTGATCTTAATGCTTCGCTACCATCCCTGATTTCTGCAAGGGTTTTCTTGCCTGGGTTTGTTAATAAGAACTTTTCTACTTTTTGAACTGCGTTGAATGATGCCATTGGATACCCCCTAATATATTATTTTTAAATAATATCATACTTCTGGAATAGCTTTTTGATGGTGTTGTTGAGAACTATTAGTTCATCCAGTTTCTTTACGTTCCAAATACGTCTTTGCCCATGTATGCCGTTAAAACCGCCTTGGTGACAATCGGCGCAAAGGGGGATGCAGGTATGGTGTAGCCCTTGTTTGATGTGATGAGCTGATGATGGCGGGGGTGCTTCGCATACTCCGCAGGGTAATTGTTTCACATGAAACAAATAATTCCTGTCCGACTGGGTTAGCTTGGAGTTCATTGATGCGCCTTGTCTTGAACTCTATTTGTGGCTTCTTCGGATCGCCAAATCTCAACCTTCAGGCTTGCGGCGGTCATTTGCCACTTTAGCGTTTCTTCGGTTTCTATGGCTTCTGCAAGCCCTTTTAGCAGTTTTTCGTATTCAGGGTCTGCGTATGCTTCACGTTCTTGGGCGTTGGCGGCTTCAATCCCTTTTAAAAGCGCATCTTTCATAAGTAATGCTTTTTTGGATTTCCTAAATTCTTCCAAAAATACCCTGTTTGACTTGGCTTTACCAAATGCGGCGGCGTTGTCCCTAATGAAATCAACGGCTTTATGGGGTGCTTCACTCATTCTTGCCCCCTTGCTCTAATAGATTCTGCACAAATTTCTGCGGCATGTTGTTCTACATGCGCCCAATCAAAATCTATGTATTCATTTTCACAAACCTTTGCACATTCCTCACGTTCTTTTTCTGCTATCAACTTTGCAAAGAATTTAATTTCTTTTATGTGAAGCAAATTCTTTCCGTTGTAATCAGTTGGAAAACCTGCCTTAATAGCCATCTCAATTATTTTGTCATTAGTCATTTATTAACTCCATATAAATTCCTAGCAATGTTCTTAACATCCATCGTTGAAAAGCATTGGGCGGTTTTTTTACATAGCAAACAATAAATGTATTACTTTCTTCACCAAATTTAAACTTAACATTTGCCTTGGGCGGTGAATGAAAAACACATTCTTCGTTCATTTAATTTCCTTAATTACATTTAAAACTCTGAGTGCGGCATCAACTGAATTAACTGTGCAATAAGTACCGCCTCGCCAACTTTCAAAAAATTCACGTTGATTTTTGTTTAATCCTTTTTTACCGTAATTATTTTTTGGATTTTTAATTTCCATCAAAATTGTTTGGTTACGGAATCCAACCAATAAATCGCATGGTTCATCCATTGGATAAACACATGCTCCAACTTGTCTGAGTGCTTTAATAATATCTGGCTCATTTTCGTCCCGCCTAGCCGCCCTGCGCATTAATCAAACACCATTTGGTCAATACTGTATCTGTATTGAGCATATTTAAATAACCATTCCCAACTTGTTTGCTCGTTACCTTCAATAAATTCATTTTCAGCAAGAAACAAATAATAGTTCATCATCATCTTTTGAGAAATATATTCCGATGGTGTTGATAATACTTTCATAATTCCCCCAGTTTGTTTTTTAATTCCATTGCAATATATGGCGTAAAAGTCCCAACATTGGGATTTGAAATTCCTTTAAATATTTTTAATTCTTCTTCGGTAACTATTTTTATGCAATGTTCTAATATTTCGTTAGCGAGTCTTTCAGAATATTCCATAAACCATTCATCAACTGACATGGTTATTGTTTGCGTTTTTTTAGCCATATCAGCATTGATATGTACTATTTTTTTGTGTATTACATCATTCATTTTTTAATTTTTTCATTCGTTTAGCTACTTTTTGACCAAAACCAGGAAATAACTTTTCAACTTGCCTGACCGCCCGCCTTGCTTCATCAATCCAACCCTTTGAATTTGCCAATTGAGCATAAAATTGTAATAGTTCTTCCTCAAATTCATTCCAGGTCATTTGTTCAAGTTTCAAATTAAATCCTAAATTTAAATTGTTTAATTAAAGCATCCATCTTTTCTTTAATTTCAGGAGGGGGAGGAACACCAGGAGGCGGCGGTAAATAATTGTGGACTTCAACTCTTAATTTTGGACAATCCATTAATAATTTTTTAAATTGAATTAAATTGGGCGGTCTTTCAGGCAAATTTTCAAAAGCCCATTTAAAACATTCCCATTTACCATCAAAATAATTTAGTTGTTCTGCCCATAATTCTTTTACTTCATGGATGTCATTTAAAGCCCACATGGAATCCCAACTAGCCCCATAAGTATTAGAAAGTCTTAAAAAAACCCTGTTGATAACATCTATTGATAAACTCATTTCAACTCCAATATTTCATTAGGCGTAATGTCAATAGTTGTTCTTTTGGTTTTACCTACCATTTCATCATGCCTGGCTTTTTTAATTTCTAAATCAGTTTGGTAAAAAGACTTCTTTTGTTCATTTGACTTTTCTTTTACCCATTCAGCTTTAAAACTTCTCCATCCCCTAGAAACAATTTCAGTTAAGGCTTGTTCTAACGTCCAATCTGCTTTCTCAGCTTCTCGTTGTATAGATTTGATTACGGTTTCTGAAACTGTTGCCCTTGACAACTTTCTTTGTTTAATAAAAGAATCCCAAACATCATTTGATACACCGAATGGTGTTTGTATTTCTTTATTTGGTTTATGGTTATTGGTTA